AAGCAGTTCTGTGGCCTCGGTGGATATGGTTCGGGTGTGGGTTAGCGCAATCATTTGGCCAACTCCATCGCAGCATCGACCGATTCGGGTTCTTGCGTCTTGTGCTGGTGCACTTGCGCCATCAGTTCAGCAGGGGTGGTAAATGTGAAATGCTTGGCTATCTCGTCGTCCAGACCGTAGATGTCTTCCAAGTAGATGAGCATCATCAGCCCGTCCATGCTGTCCAGACCCGTTTCAGGGAAGGGAATGTCCATCGTTTCGATGGGTGTGTAGGCGGTAAAAGCGGGTCGGACGTGACGCGCTAACCGGTTAAAGAGTTCAAGTTCGTTCATGTTCGCACCTTTGTAAAGAGGGACGCATAGTATCTCTCACGGCGAGGTACGAATCAACGTCAAGCGGTGCGTTGTTACACGGTATTACGGCGGAATCGTAGAAACAAAAGACATCGTAGCAACAACCGATTGGGTCGATGGTTTAGTTGGCGTGCCAGAAGCGGCAAGATGCTGGATGGTTACAGCAACGTTAGGCACAGACCAATAAATCTCAACGTAGTCATTTGCCGCCATATTTAGAAAATAGTTCCATCCAACGATTGCGTGCCCATCCGTACCAGCGTGTCTGTTTGGAATAGAAACAAAGCCTGTTGATCCGGGAATGTCTACACCGTTTTGACGAAGCCAGATGTACACATCTTGGAAAGCAGTATCCGTATTTTGAAACTGGGCACTAAATTGCAAGTTGTATACCCCTGCCGTGGCCACCGTGATTTTGGAAGAACTGATTGATACGCCATTTGCAAAATCCGTGGTGTTCAGCGTCATCAACGTAGCAGTGTTCACCACAGCAGTTTGATCTTGGTCGCTGGAGAAAGCTCCGTACGGAACTGATAGTGTTTCCAGTTGCCCCACGATACTTTGCAAGCGGGTGAAGTACAACCGCAAGACGCTGTTCAACTGATCTTGATACTGGCGCTGGTAATCCTCCGGCGCTTGCGGCAGTGCAGGCGGCGAGATGCGTTGAAGTTCAAACTCAGAGGTGACAATCATCGACGGCCATCCGAGCGCATGTCAATACGAGGTGCACCCAACTGCCAGTTCACGCCCAACTCGGTGGACTCAAACTTGATGGACATCTGGCGACCACGCACCCGAGTAAAAATCTGCCCCGTAAATTCTTCAATGGGCAGCGTGGCAATCCGTGTGATGGATGCAAAACTCTGGTTGGCCACAGAGTGGTCAGCATCGGTAGCCTTGTTGACCGAGTACCCAGAGCCGGAGTTCTTCAATGGCAGCAGGTACATCGTAGCGCTGGGCGGGGTTGCAGTCGAGCCCTCAAACGTAACGTCAGGCAGGACGCGCCACACAAACATGAAGTTGTGGCCATCATCCAAGTCAAACTGTGCAGAAGTAATAGAGGCCACAATCGGCAATGTAGTGGCCGTAGCGTTGTCGTCCAACCCGTCTTCATGGTTCACGATGTTGTTGTAATACGTTGCCGCCAGTGGGTAGTCACGCAGGCCAGAGTCCAGCCATGCGGTGCGTGCCATATTGCCGTAGTACCACACGTTTTCCAAGTAGTTGTAGACCACGTACTTGTCAATGTCGATAGAGTTTGCGGAGCAATAGAACCACCAGACTTCATTGAAGCCTTCGTTGGTGCCTGAGCACACCTGCGCGTACTGCGAGGTGTTGATGTCTTCAAAGACGTAGCGGCGCAAGTCGCAGTTCAATGTCTGCGTGCGGCCATCGTATTTGTAGAACTTGTCTTTGCCCATCCAATAAGCCACGCCCGTGGCGTACGACACGGCGTTTTGGCCCACGATGGAGATGTTCTCACCCACAAGCTGCGCACCCCAGACAATCGGTGCACCCACGTATTGGAGTGAATACAGTGCGGCATCTGTCCACACCAAAACTTCTTGCCGTGACTGAGTGGCCGTGACAATCTCAGAGCCGCGAGACAAGCGCAGGAAGCCAGCTTGGTTAGTCGATGCGGGTGTCCAGTTGTAGGGGTCTTCTTGGTCAGACCAGCGAATCAACATTGGGTCAACCACAGAGGAGCCGTAATCGTTGCAACCAAACGCAAACACAAACCGGCTGATGTCAGACACCAACAAATAATTCTGCTCGATTGGCACGTCCGTTGCGCTTCCAAAGTCAGCCAACTTATATCCGTTTGACAGGATACGGCATACACCCACAGCGGCAACAGTAACTTGGATGAGCGCCCCCGAGGGAGTCAGTGAGATATTGAACGAAGAACCTGCGGCATTGCGTACGTAATACATCTCGCCGGGAAGAATGCCCACCGGCATAGTAGACCCAGAGTCAGGTGCAAAGCGAAGTGGTGTACCGTTAGCGTATTCAGCAGCGGCAGTGATCACTGTGGGGTTGGCCACGGTTGCAGAGAACGTGATTGGTGTGTAGCCAGACGTAGCATCCCAGTAGTAGATTGGGCCTTCGCGGGGGCCAAAGATCAAGTCTTCGCCGTAGTTCTGCTGACTCCACAAACGAATAGCGTCCGTAGACGCCTCACCAATACCCCAAGGGCCAGCACCCCAAGGGCCAGCACCCCAGCCCACAAGCGGCACTACATAGGCAGGGCCAACATTGATTTGATATAGCGCATAGACCGTGCCGCCACCCGTTGCATCTGACGTAGCATTGGAGCTTGCCGTAATGGTGTATGTGTTAGTGCCCGTGACTGTGATCTCGTACTGGCCAAAGATGGTCAGGCCGCCCACGGCTGTTGCGTTGTAGAACGTCACAAAGTCGCCGTCGATGTAGCCACCATTGGCATCAGTCACCTCAACAACTGGCGAGCCAACAAATGTTTCAAACGGGTTGGTCAGCGTGACTTGATCGCGGAAGGGGGTAATGTCGTTGTAGATACCGCCTGCTGCAAGATAGAACTTGAGGTTGGTGCCTACGCCAATCAGGTTGATGCCGCCAAGGGTCACCCAGTTCCACAAAGAACGGCAAACACCCAAGAATGTCGATGAAGAAATACGTGTCCAGCCGCCAATCTTCTCGGGCGTGCCTTGACGAAAGCGAATCTTCTCACTCTCGTACCAGCCCCCTTCGTTGGTGTATCGCGTGTTTTCACGGTTTACACCGGGCTTGAGCAGTATCTTCTTTAGTGGCACGATTTACCCCACGTTCCGTTCAAAATGCGGGCAGTCCACCAAGGACTTGAAATTGCCTCCCCAACGGTTTTTTGGGTGGAGGGATTCCCAGTATGCACCGAGCGGAGCAAGGATGCCCTTGTCCCAGATTATCTGCCCATCCTTAAAGAAGTTCAAGTCGATGGCACAGCGTTTGAGGTGGATAGAGTTCATGGTTTTGGAGCGCCCTGCCTTAACATGCAAAGCCTGTTGCTCAGGTGTGCGGGCTAATTCGCCCCCAGTGACCATGAATCCTTGCTCAGTGGCGTATTTGATGAGGGCGCAGGCATCCAGTAGGAATGCAGCTTGTTCTTGACTCAGGCTCATTCTTTGTCCTTTCTGCGCATTTCCATGACCTTTTCAACGGTGCGGCCACCAAAGTAGGCAGTCATGACCAACATGCCCCATTGACCGAGCAGGTTAACGTAAGCCTCATTAACCTCAATACCTGCGGCGCTTAGACCCGCAAAAAGCAAGTAGGCGGTCAAGATGTAGACAAGCGTGCCGGGGCGAATATTCTTTGACATCCACGAATCAGAAGACATGTCTGCTTGCCAGCGTTTGCTGACGTTATCTTCTTGGTTGGCTTGCGCCTTGAGCAATGCTTGGAGTTCTTCTTGCTCGATACGAGCTTTCTCAATACCGAGTTCAAGCAAGCGTTCTTCATGGTCAAACTGAAGCTGGCGCAGTTTGCTGACTTCAGCATCAGATGGGTTGTCGGAAATCTTTACACCAAGCGCGTTCTCAACAACCTCTTTGCCTTTAGCTTGGATAGCAGACGACAAAAGGCCCAGACCATTCTGGGCCAATGTGCCGAGGAGGGATGCAACAATTGGAATCATGGTCAACCCTTTAGGTCAAAACTTAAATTGGGGTGGCGCGGATACTGCACAACGCGCTCACCTTCTGGACATTTGTACTTGATGGTCGCCAGCAAAGTTGCCTTACCGCTGGCAATCTTTTCTTTTTGCACCATCGTAAGTTGATATGTGAATGTGTCAATCTCTGGCCCTGCTGGGCCACTGAATTTACTGGCAGTAGTGGTTGCTGCATGCACCATTCCTGCTGCATCACGGATGCTTGGTGTGAAGCTCTCAACAGAGCAGTCGTCACGTTTTTTAATTCGCGCAACGGTGACGTTTATTGGCTGGCCAGCTTCTGCCACGATTTTGAAGTTTTCAGGCGACCACTCAATGATTGCCCTATCAAACCAACCAAATTTATCAGCAAGCGTGTAACTGCCGCCCAGTGCGGCAACACTGGCGGCAATCGCCCCAATAGCTTTGGTTACGTCAACCATGACGTATTCCTCACATTACGCCCCCAAACATCGGGGGCAGTGTTGTTACTTGGATGGCCACGTTCTGCTTCAACTCCAGCGGCTTGCCGCAATCGGTGCAGGTGTCGGCGGCAAGCTCCGCCTCATCCAAGTCGTAACCACAGTGGAGACACACGGCCTCCACCTCGTGGGCTGCTTCTATCGTGCCATCAGGCAGCGTCTGCGGGGGCTTGTGCAACTTCATTGCTCATGTCCGGCATGGGTAGCTGAGGCGTGGCTTGTTCGCGGATGGATTGCACCAGATCAGCGACTTGCTCGTAGGGGGCTTTGGCCAACGCTGCCAACACAAAGTTCACTGCACCGAGGGGCAGTTCCAGTTTGATAGGCGTAGCGTTCAGTTCTTGGTCAGTCATATTTACTCCGTTTTTGCAACCGCTGAGATGGGGCAGCGGCGAGACCCCATGCAATTATGCCGCAGCCCAAGGCAAAGGTGTATTTTGTGGGCTGACAGGGGGGTTGATCATGCTGTCGATCTGGCCCTGCACACAGGCTTGTGCGCTCTCGATCTGGTTGGCGGGAATCCAGCCAATGACAATGGCTTCAGTGAGTTGGTCGTAAGGAATAAACGCGCCCTCTTGCTCGGCAGAGTAGAACTGCGTGTTGCCACCGATGGATGCGGTGTAAGAGCCATCTACGCCAGTGACTGTCCACAGCGCGTTGACCACGTAGTCTGGGTCAGGCTGTTGCAGGGTGTACATCGAGGTGATGGTGGTGGTGAATTGAGTGGTCATTTTAATTGCTCCAAGGTAAAGGTTGGTTTCGGGGGTTGGTTAGTGGCGTTGTCATTTTTTCTCTAATTATTGTGGTGTGAAGCCTTCTGTCGATAGACCCTCAATCACATAATAAAGTGTTGGGGCTGAACCTGAGTATGTAACTGTGCAATTGATTGTGTAGATTGGTGAACCGCCATTGTCGTAAGCAACTGTAATGTCCGATATGTTTCCAATCACAGTTTTTGTAATTGTTCCAGTGGTGGAATTTCCATAAGCCTGAGTTATGTTTGCAACACACGAGGCTGAAGTAGCCTGACCCGAAGGCCCAATTGCCATGACACGAACAGTTATTGGCCCAGTTGGGCCAACTGTACAAAGTTTTTTGGCTGACCCGCTTGCGGCGGCAGTCACTACGCTTGAGACG